ATCACTGTTCAGTGGCTCAAGAGTATCGACATTGAGCCGATCTTTTTGATCATGCGCGAAACTGGCGATAATTCACCGCCAGCAAAGTTAAAACAAAAACAATTGCAGTCATTTTACAATGTCATGAGAGCCACAGCAGACGATGTTGTCGGTGTCTATGAGTCAGACCAGCAGACGATTGACATGTACATTGACAATGGCTTAAAAGCTTACTCAGTGTCTATTCACAGTCATGGGAACAAGGCGTTCAATGATACAGAGCTTACGCTTAAAGATCGCACATCGCTCGGTATTTCACCGAGTGCTTCCGTGGAATACATTGATTTTAGGAAATGATTATGAGTTTAATATTTAAACCCCGAATTCCTTTTAACTTTGGAGCAGGAAAGAATTCTTCTGTTAAGAGAAATCAGGTCGATAGAGAAAGACTTTCGTGGTCTGAAGATCAGCTAGAAACTTTAATGTGTTTAAGAGCATTACGTTTTACGTTTGAGGAATGTGGTGAGCACTTCGGCAGGTCAGGCAATGCTTGCTCTAACATTATTGAGTATCGACAACTCAAAGGTTTAATTAAACAAAAACGTGAAGAATTAGTTAAAAAGGTGGTAAAAAATGATAGCTGAAACTCTATTTTGCCTTGCTCAAGCGGTGTATTTTGAGGCTCGCTCACAGCCACTTATTGAGCAAGTCGCGGTGGCACAGGTTGTTCTTAATCGAGTTTATTCGGAACGATACCCCAACACTGTTTGTGAGGTAGTTTACGAAAACCATTTTCCAAAACAGTTGCACAAATGTCAGTTTAGTTTTATGTGCGATGGGCTCAAAGAAACTATAACGGATGCAGATGCATGGCTTGAGTCAAACCAAGTGGCCTCGTTAGTGCTACAGCCTAGCTTTCCTGACTTAGTCGATGGATCAGTGAATTACCACGCTGATTATGTTCGCCCAGATTGGTCAAGCAAATTAAACAAAGTGGCGCAAATAGGACGCCACGTATTCTACAGGTAGTCGCCAGTCCTAATCATTTCGGTGATCGTAAATGCGCGTGATCCGACTTGTTTAGCCCAACGACTGTCCAAAAACTCATCTGCAGCAATTTCGTAGTCTTCAGTAGCCATTGCTGCTAAAGCCTTTTTAAACCCCATCAGTCGAGACAGTCCGACATTAAAGCACAAATCAGTTAGCGCATCTTTGCGAACTTCATCTAGTTCAGAGTACCAAGGGAACGCCCTAATTAATTCTGCGCTGACTCTCTTAATATCATTGCCTAATAAGTAATCAATCTCATCATCAGATAATCCGATACCGCCTCCTTTGTCTATATTGCGACCAACGCCAATGGTGATTTTATCTGCTGTACATTTATAAGCGTGCGTTTCCACGCCTTCGTGTTTTCTAAGCATATCAATAATAATGCTCATGTTTAATTCCTCATGTAAACTGCAATTCCAAACAAAAGTCCCATTGCTATAATCATACAAATACCTATATTGATAGCCAATGAAATATCTTTTTGTAGTTTGTTGTTTCTTCTAATACGAGCATTAATCTTCTCTTTCTCTTCTTCTTTTCGCTGCCTGTGCCACTCAGCTTCAAATTTTACAAAATCGCTCCAGCCATTTAGTCGGCTCTTTTTTAAATGGAATTCAAGCTGAGAACGCCTAACTCTCTCTTGCTCTGCAAATTGGTACGCTTCTAGGGCTGTGCCACGGCTATTTGCATCTCCAGCTTTATCTTTTACTTTCTGACTTGCTGACAGGTAGTCATTCATTTGACTACCTATCTGGTACAGTTGCTTGCCGTTTTTCAAAAGGGTGCTCACGGTCTTAAAGGCCAAGTTGGCAGCGGCAATCTCAATTAGCATATCCACAACCTCCGTGCGTATATTTCTTGCGTCAATTCATAGGGAGCGCTTGCTGGCTGAACTATGAGATAGTCTTGTAGCTGATACTCAACTCCTAGCGCCTCAATCGTGTAAACCCCGGTAACCGGGGCTTGAGTCGGAGATATGTGAACTGGGTATAGTTCTCCTGGTTCAATTACATTAGTTATCTAGCTGCATCTCTTTTTCTTACGGATTCTTCTACCTCTTCATCAGAGAAGTTAGAAGTTTTATCTTGACTAGATAATCCTTTGCCAGTAGTAGCCGCGCCTAAAATAGTCGCAGCTTCAGTCCTGCCAATGTTCGTGGCTCTTGGGACAGCTTTCGCAGTATAGTCTTCAAGAAGCTTAACAACTGCAGCGACTTCTTCTGGAGATTCAGACATCAACATTTTTGCCATTTTCTCTTGAACCTTTTCAGGTATTGTAGCTCGCTGCAATACTCTCACAGCCATGCTCATAAGACCGCTAATCGGGTTAAAGCTAGACTGAATAGCGTCTCCAGCTGCTTCTGCAGCGCCAGTATTTGACTCTAGCTGATCAACTGCAGCTTTTCTTGCTTGTGTTGGAGATCCGCCAAGAACCTTGCCGGCTCTCTCATAAAGCTGCTTTTCTCTTAAAAGAGCAGCCTCTAACAAGTCATATCCTGATTTATTTGTATTCGGGAAAAGAAGTTGTATTTTAGCTCTCATATCTGGAGAGCCAATTATTCTTTTTGCATAATTAGCTTCATTTGATGGAGTTGTGATTTTATTCAGAATGCTTCTTGTGGCGCCAATTGCAAAAACTTCTCTTTCAGCTTGGCTAAAGTCATTTAACAGTTTAGAGACTTGCTCTGGCGCAAAACCTGGCTTGCTGAAATCTGAAAGTCCTAGCTCTAAAGCCTCGACAACTTCAATGTCACCCTTATAAACATTTCGAGCATTACGGTAAGCTGACACGCCGTCCACTTCGGTAACTTCATCTAGTATATTTATATACTTCTGGCGTAGACTTTTTAAAGCGTTAGCCTGCGCTGGAGCCATCCCATTACCATCGAAGCCTTTGCGAATAACATCGTCCAAACCTCTCTTTATGTAGTCAAGAGTTCTTACATCAGGAATCTCGCCTTCTCCCTGCAGCATAAATCTATAGCCGTCTCCTCCTGCTAACATATCAGCATCCATTTCATACTGTGAAATTTCTTTTGCTCTTTTATATGCTTCTTTAAATGCCGGGTTGTTTTCTAATAGATTAAGTATGCGAGGATCGTCCACGGCTCCGAATGCGTAAGCTTTATCGTATACATCGTCAGCGTTGCGCCTTAAATTGGTTATTAGATTATCTTGTGTCGCATAAAAATTATCATTACTTACTGCGTCTTTAACCTGCTCTCCAACTCTAGCTCTAGATCCAGAGCGCATGCCTTCTAATGTGTCTTGAATTATTACTGGTGAGTCGCCTCTTCCAGCTGTGTTAACAGCGTCTGTTAGATTGGTAAGCTGTCGAGTTGTTGTTCCGATTGTGGCTGGAACACCTAGATATGCGTCTGCCTGCATCGTATTAACGACATCTTGCATAGTGCCACCATTGCTTGAAACCGCATCATAAATACGTTTAATAGCGCCTATATCAGTCATTGATTCAGTAGCAATTAATCGTTCTTTAATTGCATTCCACGCAGCTCCACCGGCTCTGGCTGAGAGAGGAATTCCTGCGCCAAGAACTGATCCAATAACAAGTCCGACTGCGCCGCCTTCAAATCTATCCCCTGGATTGCCAGCTCCTACTCCACTAACTATTCCGCTGCCGCCTCCGTACACCATGCCCTTTCCAATGGTGTTTTTAGGCATAGGGACAGATTTTGCTGCCGTTGTTCCTAGTTGCCTTAACTTATTTAAAGCGCCAGTAGTACGAGCTGCAGCCACAGCAGTGCCTGCCGTACTGGCCCCTCCAGTAAACGGAGCTGCAATCAATGAAGCAGCCAGAGGAATAAACCCGCCTCCAATTTCTCCCATCAAGGCTGCTTTAGGATTATCATTCGCAAACTGTGTGTAGCTGTCATTAATCATGTTCAGCTCTTCTTCGTAAGTCTCATCGCCAGCAAGTGTTCTGATGCGAGCCTCAAGCTCATCGCCCCAGTCCATAGCCAATCCTTTACCAAGAACTGCGCGAGACATATTTCCCCAATAATTATCAGCCATTACTTAGTCTCCACTGTTTTATCTCTGGTCGCATAGCTACCATCTCTGATCTTTACAAGTTTAGCCTTGTTCCTGTCTCGCTCACGTATCATCATTTGAAGAGCTTGATCAATAATATCTCTACGAGCCTCAAGGCTCATAGAGTTTAGACCTTGCAAATCTAGGTTAGCTGCGCGCTCTCCGTCTGATATGTTGCCTCCAAATGTAGCCTTTAGAGTTGCTAGCGCGCCTTTAGATAACACATTCATAAGTTTTTCAGTGGCTATATACTTTGGATCGGTCGGATCAATTTTGCCTTTAAGGAACTTAGATACTGTGTCACCAAGACTATTAGTGTATGACTTATCATTAAGCTCAAGAGCCTGTTCTAGAAGCGCAATAGCACTATTTTGACCTACGATATACTTGTCAGTCTCAACAGACAGATCTAGCTCAGGCTTAGTTAATCTATTCGCTTGGTCTGCAAGAGTCTTAATCTCTAGATCTTTTCTAGCTTGTTCTCTTTCGTAATAGTCTGTTACATACTTAATGTAGTCTTCGTCACCTCTTTTGTATCCCAAGTCAGAGGCAGCTTTTGCTGCTACAGTTTGAGGAAGACTTTT